ATCTCAAGATATGCAAGGTGGATAGAAGAAAAAAATAGAAGAGAAACTTGGACCGAGACGGTAGAAAGATATATCAATTTCATGAAAGACCATTTGATACTAAACTATGGATATAGTCCAAATGCTAAAATTTTTGATGAAGTAAAAGATGCAATTTTAAACCATAGAATTATGCCTTCAATGAGAGCATTGATGACTGCTGGACCAGCACTAGAGCGTGACCACATTGCAGCCTATAACTGCTCATTTATCGCTGTAGACAGCCTTCGTGCATTTGATGAAGCAATGTATGTTTTAATGAATGGCACAGGAGTAGGATTTTCAGTAGAATCAAAATATCTAGAGGAACTTCCAGTAATTGCAGAATCTTTTAATCAAACAGCAACAACCATAGTTGTAGAAGATTCTAAACTTGGATGGGCAAAAGCATTTAAAGAATTAATTGCATTATTGTCACAAGGTCAAATTCCACAATGGGACATGTCAAAAGTTAGACCAGCAGGAGCAAGACTAAAAACTTTTGGTGGTCGTGCTTCTGGACCAGGACCACTTAGTGCATTGTTTACATTTACAACAGATATTTTTAGAAATGCAGCAGGTCGTAGATTAAAGCCAATTGAAGCACACGATTTGATGTGTAAGGTTGGAGAAGTTGTAGTTGTTGGTGGAGTACGCCGTAGTGCACTTATCAGCCTTTCAAATCTTGATGATTTTGAAATGGCTAAGGCAAAAAGTGGATCTTGGTGGGAAACACAACCACAAAGATCTTTAGCAAACAATTCTGCTGTTTATAACACAAAACCAAATACAGCACAATTCTTACGTGAATGGAGAAACCTCTATGAATCAAAATCTGGAGAACGAGGAATCTACAATATGGACTCAGTACGTAAGCACGTAGAGTCATTTGGACGTAGAGATACAACTCAACTTGCTGGAACAAATCCATGTGGAGAAATTATTTTAAGAACAAACGAATTTTGTAATTTAACAGAAGTAGTTATTTCTGCAGAAGATACAAGAGAAGACTTAATGGAAAAAGTTAGACTTGCTACAATTCTTGGAACATGGCAATCAACTTTGACTAACTTTAAATACCTTCGTAAAACCTGGAAAGATAACTGTGAAGAAGAAAGATTATTAGGAGTTTCTTTAACGGGTATTTATGGAAATAAAATTACTTCAACTGCAGGTAAAGCACTAGAGCAATTATTAACTGATATGAGATTAGAATCAATTAAGATTAATGACAATGAAGCAAAGAAATTAAATATTAATCCTTCTGTTTCAATTACTTGCGTTAAGCCTTCTGGTACCGTAAGTCAGTTAGTAGGAGTATCTAGTGGCATTCATCCTTGGTATTCAGATTATTATATTAGAAGTGTTCGTGGTTCAAACAATGATCCACTTACTCAATTCTTAAAAGATTCTGGAATTCCAAATGAACCAGACGTAATGAAGCCTGATGAAACAACAGTATTTTATTTTCCTCAAAAGGCACCAAAGAATGCAACCGTAACAAAAGATTTAACAGCCATAGATCATCTAGAGATGTGGAAGATTTACAGAACTTATTGGACAGAACATAACCCAAGCGTTACTATCAATGTCCACGAAGATGAATGGCTAAAAGTAGGTGCATGGGTTTTTGATAACTTTGATTCAATTGGTGGTATATCTTTCTTACCAGCGAGTGAACATACTTATAAGCAAGCCCCATATCAAGAAATTTCTAAAGATGAGTATGAGGAATGGGTAAAGAAGTCCCCTTCTGCTATTCAATGGGAAATGCTTTCAATTTATGAAACAGAAGATGGAACTACTGGAACACAAGAATTAAGTTGTGTTGCAGGTCAATGTGAAATAGTGGATATTAGTAAGTAGCACATGATAAAATAGATTAGAGGTATAAAATGTCCCATCAAGTCTCTAATCTTTACGCTGCTAAAATATATGCAGAACATCCTCTAGGCCTATGGGCATTAGATGATGATTTTGCTTTTCAATCAATATTATCTACAACATATAAAGACTTTGATAATTGGACTCGTGAAAATTTAGTAGTTCTCAGTGCTAGTGCAACCCCTGACGGTTTGCCAATGGCAGATGAACCAGTTTCAATTGTAACAATGTCAGCAGCCTCTTTGGGGTTAAGTCCAAGTGCTAGTTCTTTAAATTTTACAAGAAACTCACTAGATATAAGCAAAGGCACTATATGTATTTCAACATATGTTTATGCCTTTAGTGATTTAGTAGAAAGTTATGATATAGGTTTTAAATATGACTCTGAAGAAAATTTTAAAACAATAACAAGTGATGGAGAAGGCGAATGGCAAAAGATTTCATATACTCACAATATACCCTCAACTAATACCGTCAACATAGTTCCGTTTATAAGAATAAATTATCAAAGCGGAGGACCAGAATCTTCATCAGATTATAATGTTGCAGTTAATGGACTATCTGTTGGTCAATGGTCAGAGATGTTTAATTCTGATACAACTGGATCTATGTCAGCAACTTTAACAGACGCTATTCTTGCAAACATATTACCTTCATCTGGATCTGCGGGTATAAGTATAGTAACAGCAGACTCATACGGAATATCTGAATCATATAATGGATACTACATAATCGATAATAAAAAGATGCTTGCTACAAATAGTAATCTTCCTATGGTTTTTGGATCTAGCAATATTACAAATATAAGACCACCAGTAAGTTCTGGAATGCCATCTATAGTTATTCCAGGAAAAGGATTTTTAAATTCAACTGGTAAATATCTTGAAATGACTGCTGAGTTTTGGTTAAGGGTATATACACAGTCTCCAACACCAATAAGAATATTTGGTCAAATAAATAGTGAAGATGGTTTGTATGTTGAAGAAGAATTTTTAACACTAAGAATAGGAAAGTATACTAAGTCATACTTTGTAGGAAAATGGTATAGACCTATGCTAATAGACATTAGATATAAAGTTGATTCAGCAGAACTACTAGTAAATGGTGACTTAGCATTTCAAATGACTATTGATGCAGAAGAGTTAATACTACCACCTTCTTATTATGACTATCTTGGATTTTTTGGACACGAAGATGTTTACCCATTTGATTTAGACTGTGTTGCTATTTACTCTTACATAGTTCCAGAACAAGTTGCAAAAAGAAGATTTATTTATGGTCAAGGTGTAGATAACCCAGAAAATATTATTTCTAATTTTGATGGAGAGTCAGTATATATAGATTTTCCATATGCTAAATATACAAGCACAATTAATTATCCAGACATGACTGGATGGAATGCTGGATTCTTTAGTAACCTAAACACGACTTCTAAATATTTAACATTTCCACAATACTCTGTTCCAGAAGTTGTGTTTGGTGGAGACGTAGGAGCAGTATTTGATGTTGACGTTGAATCTAGAACTTGGAACGATGCAAATGAAAGAACTTGGGGAGAATGGTTTATTGGATTATGGGATAACGTAAGATTAATTTACTCTGCAGAATTTTATACAGACAACTACTCTATTCAAAATGAAAACTATCCATTTATAAAATTAAGACCTAATACGGCTTATGATCCTGTATATCCAACAATTTACTTTGAATCAGCAAACCCAATAGACACTCCTGTTAAATCAATATTTGGAACCTTTAAGTCTCCAGATGCTTTGCCAACAACAGAGCAAGTTTTAATGTATTTTACAAACAAAGTTAACTCTAATACATTTAAAGTATCCCTTACAAACAGTGATTTAAAGTATATATTTACTAACTCATCTGGGTCAACACTTATTCAAAGCAGATCAATATCAGCAAGTACAAACTTTGTTGCTGGTTTTGACATAGAAGAAATTACAAATAACTATAACGCAGTAATTGGAAACTTTTTCTCTAACCCACAAAACATATCAGTTAATTTAGGAGGGTATGAACAATCAGTATTTGATGGAAAGATATACGGACTAACATTTAATAATAGACTATTTACAGATAAAGATTTAAACTCTTATATAGATGAAGATGGAATATTTGAAACTGCCCATGATGAATATTTATTTACTTATATAGGAAACTATACAATGACAATTCAAACAGCCAATAGGGGTGTCGTGCTAGACGTAGGAGTTACTGGGTACTGGGAAGACGCAGTCCCATTGTCATACTTTGGAAAGTTTGTCCAGTCAGAAACATCTACCTCGTATTATGACCTAGATATGATTCAGTTTAATATAGACTATCCATCACCCCTAATTACTAGTGGTAATATTTTAAACTCAACAGAAGATGATTTTAGAATAAAGTCATATATTACTTTACAAAATTTTGAAGAAGTAGGAGAAATACCTTACTCTAACTATACCCAAATAGAATCTATAGGCTCTAATAGAGTTTTAGATTTTGACAATACTGAAGATATCATAACTACAAAGTTTGAAGTAGTTGATGGAACTGTTATATTTCCACCTAAAGAATTAGTTGACTTTGAAGAATATTATATTACTACCCATCTAGAAGCAAGATCGAGGGGTATAAATAGTAAGCCTCTCTTATTAAAAAGAATGTCACTATCATCACTAGCATTTGATGAAACAGACTTTTATTCTATAGGAACTAGAACAGGTAATGATATATATCCATTTACAAGATATGATTCAAACTATTCTTATAAAGATAAAAACCCTTTCGTAATATATAAAGAATCTACCCCATACTTATATCTAACTGGAGATTCTGGAATCTCTGTTTTAGATTATAATACAAACGCTGATAGAGGAATATCTATTCCTATAAATCAACAAAATAGTTCTGATTACTTGCTCGGTGGAGTCCAGTTGTGGATGTTTTACAACCAATCAGAAACAATTGATCAAACAGTTAAAATTGCTAGAATTACAGCAATAGATAAAACTATTGATCTATACTTGATACCAGAAACTAGCGGCAAGAGAGCAAAGATTGCTGCCTATGACCCCAACACTGGTATTCAAGATTTTAATGTTCAATTCTATCAAAACGGGGTATTGTTAGAAAATCCATTTATAGAACCACTATCTTGGACTTCTATAGTATTAGCCTTTGGAGAATCTTTAGATCTAGATTCATATACTGGACAATTAGAACTATACAAAGGATTATTATTTAATAACATAGCCTTGTTTAAAAAGTCTACAGATATTCTTGGAACTACTATAGAAGTTTATAGTTGGCAAGACTTTAGACAAATTACAACTATTATTGATGGGGAGTCTGTAGAGGTTCCTCAAACATGGGGAAGCAAGATAGATAACATATGGGCTGATTTCCCAGAAGAAGTAATAAATGTTACCTATACTATAGATGGACGAAACATATATGAGTCCTATTTAGGTCTTTCTAAAGCAGTTTCTGATGATGAAAGTGTATTATTAATCAATTCAGATGGAATAAATATACTAACTAACGTAACATGGGATCAATATAGCGGTAGACCAGTATAATATGGTACAATTGGCTATATGAAAAAGCCACAAGCAAACAAAAACGGTAAATCTAAGTTAACAGTAATAGAAAAAGCCTCAGAACATGGCATATATGTGTGGCAAATGAACCATAATGGAAAGGCTTTTGGAGACGGTCGTGGTAACGTTATGAATATTCCAGGTAATAGGTATGATTTAGAAAAATTAAACAAAATAACTCAAGCAGCCAAGTATTATGGTGCTCCAGCAGGGAAGGCAATATTTATGGCAGGGGTTAGAAGAATAACTGACGAAGAGCACTCAGAACAAATTGACAGAATGAAACAAGGATTAATTGCTAGTGAAACAGATATCGGTGCATGGATGGATGCAGAAAGAGGGATAAAGGCTAATGGAGAATAACGAACTAGAATCTATTGCAAGAATAGATAATCTAGATAGAATGGAAAAGCCATCTAAAAGTGATGACTTTATGGTTGATGCTGAAGTTGCTAAAACTTATTCTGGACTAGACTCAAACTTTAAACGTAGGGCAACTAGAAATATAAATAAGGCCTATACAGGGGTAGATAATACAGGATCTAAGCAACTATTCCCAGAACAAGATATAGTCACAGCCTATGGCCTCTATGACGTTGTAGTGCCACCTTACAACATGGACGAACTAGCATTCTTTTACGAAAACTCATTTGCTAACCATGCTGCTATTAATGCTAAAGTTTCTAATATCGTAGGTCTTGGATATTCTTTTATAAACACAGATGCTACTGTAGCCAGATTAGAAGAAGCAGAATCTGAAGAACAACTTTTAAGAGCACAAAGAAAACTACAAAGACTTAAAAATGAAATGGGTAACTGGCTAGAAAGCCTAAATGACGAAGATACATTCAGCCATATCTTAGAAAAAGTATACACAGACGTTGAGTCAACAGGAAATGGATATATTGAAATTGGTCGTAAAGTCAATGGAGACATAGGATACATTGGCCACATTCCTTCAACTACTATACGTGTTCGCCGTATTCGTGATGGATATGTTCAAATTGTAAACCAAAGAGTTGTTTATTTTAGAAACTTTCAAGGTAGAGAATCAAATATTATAACTAACGACAACAGACCAAACGAACTTATTCATATTAAGAAATACTCACCTAAGACTTCATACTATGGAGTTCCAGATACCGTAGCCTCTTCAGTTGCTATGGTTGGAGATAATTTAGCGGGTAGATATAATATCGATTACTTTGAAAACAAAGCAGTTCCAAGATATATAGTTACTTTAAAAGGAGCAAAACTATCATCTGATGCAGAAGATAAGTTATTTAGATTTTTACAATCAGGTCTTCGTGGTCAAAACCATAGAACTCTTTACATACCACTTCCAGGAGATTCAGCAGATAACAAGGTTGAATTTAACATGGATCCAATCGAAAACGGAATCCAAGAAGGGTCATTTGAAAAATATCGTAAATCAAACCGTGACGATATCTTAATGGCTCATCAAGTTCCATTCTCTAAGGTAGGTGGGGGTGCTGGAGTTTCAATAGCATCAGCCTTATCCTCTGACCGTACCTTTAAAGAACAGGTTGCAAGACCAGCCCAAAGAAACTTAGAAAAGGTAATTAATAAAATTGTTAAAGAAAAGACAGACATGCTTCAATTTAAACTTAACGAACTAACCCTAACTGACGAAACTACTCAAAGTCAGATTGACGAAAGATACTTGCGTATGCAGGTAGTCGTTCCAAATGAGGTTCGTGAAAGACTTGGCTATCCATCTCGTATGGGAGGTCAAGATCCTATTGTCTTGGGTGCTCAACAAAGAGCAGAAGTAACATCTCAAGCAACTGGAAATAGAATGAGAGATCAACAAAGAACTGACAATAATAGCGATTCTCCTTCAACCACTACAGGCAGAGGTCCTGGTGGCGAGGGTAGAACTGTACTGTAAAAGTTACTTTTTTTAAATCTCTTATAAACACTTATATAATGGAAGTAGTATGACTAATTTGCATAAAGCATTTTGGCACTCTGAAGATAACTCTATCAAGTTATCCATGCCAATTGCCAAAGTCGATAAAGAAAGACGAATGGTTTCAGGGTTCGCAACCCTTGACAATATTGACAAGCAGTCAGATATTGTCCCAACAGATGTTAGCATTAAAGCCTTTGAAAGATTCAGAGGAAATCTTCGTGAAATGCACATGCCTATCGCAGTCGGTAGAGTAATGTCATTTAAGTCTGACAAATTTTATGATAGAGAAGAAGATAAATTTTATAATGGAGTGTACGTAGATGCATATATTTCTAAAGGTGCTCAAGATACTTGGGAAAAAGTTCTTGATGGCACTCTTTCTGGTTTTT